GCAGATAATATTTACTTCAATCTCCTCTCCTACAGACTTGCCACGAATGTTAAGGAACAAATATTCAATATCAAAAGTTGGAAGAGTTTCTACTTTAATTCCTCTAGTCTGGACACAATTCTTAATTACATTCCTAATAGCAGTTGTAATCTGCTTAGTATCTTCGCTTTCTAATGCGATGACAAGAACCTTCTCCTCCTTAACTAAAAAGGGACGATACGTGATTTCTTGTCCTGTAGATGGCAACTCAAGATGATAAGTTGGCGAGGCAATTTTTGGTAAAGGCATGATGTTTATATGATTATTTCAGTATGGTTATTTAGATGCTTATAGGAAGGCAGATGAGAAGTCAATATCAGCGGTTTCTGGTAAAGAAACTTTGAGTCTAGAAACATCGCGACTAATCTCTGATGCATTAGTAAAAGAATTAAATGCTGCTTGATCTGCGAATGACTCAGCAAGTTGTTTGTTCAAAGCAGGTGTTTGTCTCGAACCAAATGTATTATTTCCTTGAAGTTCGTTTACAACATAACGCAAATAACTAAAAGACACGGTGCATTTTAAAAGAGATGATGTTTCGTATGATATGGGCATCGCTGATATGGAAAATGGATAAGAATTGACAAAGGTATATTCAAGAATAGAGTTTGAATATTCAAAATCTCTTTCAAATTTTCTAACTTTCAAACCCTGAGGTGACACATAATTATCAGAATATCTTGAGCGATATGTATATGTTGAATCGATCGGACCTTTACCAGCAGCAGGTGGATTAGCGTTGTCAGTATCCTGTAACATTATACCATCAATCCAGGTTTCAAAAAATCTAATGGCAAGATATTTCTCAGCATCAACATAAAAAGTTAAATCAATTCTATCATCATACACTCTCCTGTATGCATGTCTTTCCGTTACACCATGATAAGTATTGGTTGTTTCAAGAGTAGCTAAGTTAGAACCAGGCAGAGATGCTTCACAGCATCTCAAGTTTATCAAATCTTGTTCCTCACTACTATCTGCTCTTAGTGCAGATAAACGATCCGCAAGGACACCATCTCCTTTAGGAAGGTCTATATCGACCTCATAAAAGGATGTTAATGCAGGTCTAAGTAGTTTTGATTTAATGTCTGTAACAGACCTTATCTTAGGCATTTATAAATAATTTTTACCTTATATATTATGTATGCCGGAAAGTATCAAAAGTAAATACAAACCTTCATATCCTAGGAAATATAAGGGTAATCCAGACAATATTATATGTCGTAGTAGTTGGGAACGCAAGTTTTGTAAGTGGTGTGACCTGAACGAAAATATTATGGAGTGGGGTAGTGAGGAATTCTGGATTCCGTATGTATCTCCTGTTGATAGAAGAGTGCATCGTTACTTCCCCGACTTCATCATTAAAGTAAAAGAAAGCACAGGTCAAGTCAAAACCTATGTAATTGAGGTGAAACCAAAAAGACAGACCATGGAACCCAAGAAAAAATCAAGGGTCACTAAGTCATACATATATGAATGTAAAACATATGCTGTCAACCAGGCAAAGTGGAAAGCAGCAACTGAGTTCTGTGAAGATAGAAGAATTGAATTTAAGATAATCACCGAAGAAGAACTGGGTATCAAATGAATCGTATCGAACCTATAAGGCAAGACATTCAATCTGAGTCTGATGTCGAAGATAGAATGGAATTGATCATGTATGCATTGAATGATACTGTGGCACCGATTCCCGAAGAGGGTAATATCTGCACCTTCAAATACTTTGCAAAGACTCCAAACATCAGTTATGATCAACATCCATTAGTGGCAGTGACTGAATTATTTCAATGGGGATTTCGTGGGATAAACTTTCATCATCAAGAGTATAGAAACTATACCTGGGAAGAATTAGGTACTCAAGTATACATTGTTAATAGAACTGAACTTGATGATCTACTCTCATTACAATATGGAAAATTCGTACTAAATAAATAAAAACCATATCTAATGGCAGAGTTCAAAGCTGGCACGAGAGAGCAAGTAAAAAACGGACAAGCGCAATACGTTGCTGGCGATATTGTATCGAAGGATGCTATCAATGCGGTTGGTGGAGGAGCGGTTAGAACTAAGGCAGTCACTCAAGTCACTGGTAGATCTGGATCGGGCAGAATAACTAACGCGCAGACAGTATTATACGTTGAAAAGAACGGAACATTTCAACCAGCAGCAATAAAAAAAGATGGTAAATGGTCTTACTCAGACCCAGAATATCCACTCATGGCAGGGGTAGCAGATGCTGAATTGCAGAAAGACCTAGCGAACTCTGATTCGCCTATTAATAGAACTACAAATAATGGCATCAAAGCAGAATTAGGAAAGAGAATGGATGTTGTTCCTGATGATGTTGATACTATTCTAGGTGCAAAACAAAATGTCGAAACAGATCCACCCCCCAGTGGACTTGAGGGTCGTCCACTCAATACTGAAACCTCATCCGCAAACGTTGCGAATTCATCTTTAAACAACAATCAAAAAAATACTGGGACCAGAAAACAGTTTGGTAAAGATTTAAAGTTTCCACTTGATTTAGGATCATCCACCATGGATGTAATTAAGTTTGATATGCTAGAATTCAAACCAAGAAAAATTACAAATAAAGGTCCTCTTGGTGGCGTTGATAGAAGAACCCCCACAAAAAATAGAAATTCTATTGGAACAGTAACATTACCTGTGCCCGCAGGAATTCAAGATCAAAATCAAGCAGGTTGGGGTGACGGAAGACTGAATCCAATCCAAGCAGCAGGTGTAAACGTTGCATTAACTGCATTTAATGAGGGACTTGGAGCAGCTGCTGGAAATGTTGCACAAAAAATAGGAGATATTGGAGGTAATGCTGAACAACTAAGACAGTCTGTAAAAGGTTATTTTACCGCTGCAGCAGTAGGCGTTCCCCTTGATCAAATTCTTGCTAGAACTCAAGGGCAAGTGTTGAATCCAAACCTTGAGTTACTTTTTAACGGTCCTACATTAAGACCTTTCAATTTTACATTCAAGATGTCTGCAAGAAGTGGTGATGAAAGCAAAGAAATTAGAAAAATTATTAGATTCTTTAAACAGGGAATGTCACCACAGAGAACAGACGCGAATCTGTTTGTAAAAGCACCCCATACTTTTCAACTACAATATCTTCATAGAGGACAAACCCCTCATGATTTTTTAAATAAATTTAAGGAGTGTGCCTTGATTGGTATGAGTGTGAATTACACACCAGAGAATAATTACGCTACTTTTGAAGATGGTGCAATGGTTTCTTATGAAATGCAAATGCAATTCAAAGAACTTGATCCTGTATATAACGAGGACTATACAGAACTCGACAACAACGCTGACACAACAATAGGTTTCTAAGATGTCAAGTTATTTTTCAGAAGTTCCCGATTTTGAATACGTCAGTAGACTTCCTGACGCAAAAATCTCTGATTATATTACTGTCAAAAATTTTTTTAAGAGAGGATTTTTAAGAGAAGATATTTTTCAAGATCTTACTTTCTTTACAAAATATCAAATTAGAGGTGACGATCGCCCTGATAATGTGGCGTTTGAAATATATAACGATTCTACTCTTGACTGGTTAGTTTTATTGGCAAACAACATTGTAAATATTCAAAATGAGTGGCCAATACCAAACAGCGTGTTTGATGAATTGATGATTGAAAAATATGATACTTACGTAAATTTAATTAATGGTATTCATCATTATGAAACCATCGAAGTAAAGGATGCTAGAGATGTTGTAATCGTAAACAAAGGACTACAGGTAGAGTCAACATATTCTGTAACCTTTTTTGATGAGATAGCAGGTGATACAAAAACTATCACGCCAACAATACCAGTCACAAACTATCAATACGAACAAAAAATAAATGATACAAAAAGAAATATCTACTTACTTAAACCAAAATATCTACAGGTTGTTCGTGATGATCTAGAAGATCTCATGATATACAGAGAGGGTTCCACTCAGTATGTAAGTGAAACCCTCAAACGTGCTGAAAATATTAGATTG